GGGTTAACATAGGGGGGTAACATAGGGTTATCATAGGATTAGGACTATATAGGGTTATCATAGGGTTAGGGTTAGGGTTAGGGTTAGGGTTACTGGGTATATATATGGTTAGGGTATATATGGTATAGATATGATGTTAATAAATTTACCTGACGATGCGTTGAATGAAAAAAGAAAATAATATCTGACTCTACTTTGAACTCCCGATGTAGAGTACTGTTGTATTTTATAGTATTTTCTATGATTATCTTTCTCCGTGTGTTATTGTTTTTTTTAATAATTTCTGTAATCTTTAAATTATTAAACTGTTAAATTAAGGAATATTATGATTATCTAATTCCATAATCCATTCTTCAGAGTTACTAATATAATATTGACAATATCTCATTGTTGATGCAAATGAACTACCAGAATGACCATCATATTTCATGTGCTTATAAATGTTGTTCACATTTGGATGTGAAGAAAACATAAATCCAGTTTCTTCACCATCAAAATTCTTTACCCATGATTCACATTCTGCTAATTTTATTGCATTCATTAGATCAATTACCATTTCATAATTATGTTTATCTAACATTATATAATTTATATACTATCAATATTTTTATATTGTTTGCATAAAATTCTCAATACATTAATTCTCAATACATTGTATAAACCCGAACTGTAACACTGGCCACTTGACTCCAAATGCGCATCCAGTCACCATACTGTCGATCAATCCGTTGGGTCTGCGACCTCTCGGAAAAATTCGGAATCTGTTGAACGGACTGGACTGTAAACTAAACATTTTTCTTTTTTGATTCGCTTGTCAAAATGAATATTATATTATATTTATATATTATATAAATATTACTTGCACAAGACAGTATAACACATCAAACAAACAAACACAAAATGTCAGAAGATGGTATAGAACGAGAAATGCATAGTGAATTGTACAACCAAAATGAAATTAAAAAAGTGTCAATAACTAAGAAGGATACACAATTAATCAAATCAAATAAACCACCAAATCAAAAATCAAATAACATTATCAACAGAGCGAAAGAAGATACACAGAAATGTGACAACCCCTATCCGAAAATTCCTTCGTAAAGAAACATATTGAGGTATGTCTACAAGTTTCTTCAAATAAGTTCTGGTATATATCTCTGTCATCAGACATATACTACCCGTTCCAATAATAGAATATAACAAATGATTGTCTTGATTCCAACTGTCAACCGTTTCAGAAAAATGAAACAAAATAGAAGGAGAAGAAAACAAGTTGTCCAATTGTTGACGAAATACTTCATCTCGTATTTCGTTTACAGTAGATGAAGTGATTGCGTGTATTCCCAATAATTTGCGTATATTAGGGTTCCAAGAAACAACCAGTGGTATTATTATATATACAATATTCAGCATAAGAACAAATCCAATCTGTCTCAACATTTATAAATCTAATATATTTGTCTTGAATATTTAAATACACGTCTTAAATATTCATTGTTGTTTTACACAAGTATAGTCAATCAATTTTCTACGAGTCCCATCGAATATCTTTAGGAAAGTGTTTCGACATATGATGTAATGGTATTAATGCACAATCGTTATTTTTTAACTGTCTATCATCTCTCGAAGATTTCCCTGAATGTACGGACTCATTCACATTCACACAAACCAAATCTGTTCTATTTGCATCATAAATATCCAAAATATTGCGAACAAAATGACTACGAAATACATCTGTTTTTTGCATTTGTACAATCGCAACATAAGGAGAAATAGAAGATGTCCGTTTGCCCCAATTATCATATTTATCCATAAAATCAGATAAACCATTCATTTCAAGAACAGTATTCTTCGTACGGTCAGTTTGTTGTAAGTCCCCAGTAATAACCATTTTAGAATGCATACCTAACCGAGTGGTCAACATCAGCATTTGCGAAGGAGAACTGTTTTGCATTTCATCGGCAATCACAAAAGAATCATGAAAGGTCCGACCACGCATAAACGCCAATGGTGCGATTTCAATAACCCCGTCTTTGACCATAATATTCAATTCATTTGTACTGTATAACTCTCGAAATATATCAAACATAGGTTTTGTCCAAGGTTCCATTTTGGAAATCATACTTCCAGGTAAAAATCCAATTTCTTCTTCTTCAACCGCAACAAGTGGTCTGGTCAATACTATTTTTTTTACCGTACGTTCATTTAGTTGCTTGATAGCTTCCATACACGCAAACATAGTTTTTCCAGAACCTGCTGGACCTAATGCGACAACTAATGGTAAAGATGAATTAGATAAATACTTTACATATGTAGTTTGATGATCTGATTTCGGTTTATATTGGAAACCGATCTTACTTCCATTTTCGACTCCATTCGTCTTTTTCTTAGAAAAGCATCGTAAAAGGTATGTACTTTTGGGCTTGTTTAGGAAAAATGACCGAATAGATGTACACGTCAGTAAGATAATCGTGAATACGCCAGATAAATAAACCATAACTTTTTTGATAAGATAATATCTAATTGGTGTGATCTCTCTAAATACAAAATATACAAAATATACAAAATATACAATAGTGTATATATACAAAATTAATGTCAGAAACCACAGGAGTAGTCGGAAATTGTTCTCATTGTAATGCCAAACCCACGAATATGGATAAGTGGAAATACACACTGATTACAACTGTCTTATTTTTGATCATTGTAAACCCAGTAACCTATAAATTGGTAAACTCATTATTGAAACGTTTTGTAAAAATATCGAGTGTAGATGGATGTCCGACAATGGCAGGAATATTCGTTCATGCATTTGTATTTACTATAGTGTTGAGGATGTTAATGTAAACAAAATAAAATAAGATTGTACTATTTATTTTATTTTATTTTATTTTATTTTATTTTATTTTATTTTACAATATAAGTTATACTTCCGTTGTCCGAAAAGGTAGGTAAAAAGAATAACAATATTTTTATAAAGACACATACTTTTCTAATAACTTTTCCAAGAAATCATAAGAATTTAGCGATGTCCAATCTGTAGGATTGAACGACGATATATGTCTCAAAATAGTGCTACTCCCCCCCGCTAATAATGTACAATTTTGCATTTCCTTTAAAGAATGTATAGACCATAGCCCAGAATCTATAGTGACATTCCCAGCCATATTCCAGTAAACAATATGTGGTGGACAATCATATCCTGCATTATGAAACAATGTAGTAATTTCAGCATGGTTTTGAGACAATTGTTGAAGTCCATTAAAAGGAGATAGTACAAAACATATCATTTTACTGACTTCACTCGTAGGTGTATTTGTCTCAATAAATCCTTTACATATCATTTCAAATGCACGAATTATGTTATGTTCTGTATTATCATTATTATCATTATTGTCAATAGATAGTTGTACAATACGAGAGAACATACTTTGCAAATCTCTTGCGCACTGTATATTGTCGGATTCATGATCCAGATCTTGTAATTTAATCCAAGATGGTGTGTTGTTACGATAAGCAATAATTCGAGAGTCTATTGACGATGTTTGTGCGAGCATACACGATATTCCAATAGAATCATGAAAACAAGGGTGTTTATATGCAGTAAGATCTATTATAGGCAATATGCGATGCATAGAATTTTGAATAGATGTATGAACTTGTCTCCACAATGGTACAATATAATTATTAGAATTGACACTCTTTGTATCTAGAACGTTTTTAACGATTGATCCCAAATGTATCCCAAAGTGTTTTTTACTGTAAAACCCTTTTTTATAGAGTTTGTCTCGATTTTCTATGTTTGTTTCTGATTTTGTTTTTCTATTTTCATAAAATGTGGTGAATTTATTTCTACAGTTAATGCGATCATTGAAAAATTCACTTTTCAAGCGTGTATTTCCGCTACAATATATGTTCAAAAATGCATTTTGTTGTCTCATCAGTGTTGTCTTAGAAACATTGTCAGGATTAATCAGATCCCATTTTCTTTGGCATTGTTTAGACTCAATAATATCTAGTTTTGTGCAGACTTTTTGTACAGTATGTCGATAAATTCTTTTACAAGAGTCGAGTTTTTCTTGAAATTTAGCTTGATTCCAATTTGGATCATCATTGTGGTTTGATTTAAAATAATCTTTCCCATTCATAGATTGAAACCATTGTATAACAAATCGTGCATACATCCATCCAACCTTCTTGGAAGTTTCTCTCGGGATCCATTTTGATACTAGTGATAAATCACCAACTATTCTAGAATCTAAATCTAATTGATGATTCATGAGTCCAATACAGATGTCAATCAACGGACAAGACTCTCCCGCAAAATGTTTTACAAATACACAAAAGTCAGGTATATCTCTCCACGAACCGACCGAATTTTTATCAGGGCTCCATTGGGGGAATATATTTAAAATGGTGATTGCGTGTACAGGAAAGTATTTGTACCAAATAAACAACATCATGTGAGACAAGGTTCTCTCGCCTAATCCATTAGTAATATCTCGAGAGAACAATATGAGTTTGTACAGTAAATCAAAATATTTAATATATGGAGATTCCGTTTCTTCTCCAATGCTATTTTTTACATAAAAAACGATTTTATCGAATTTAGTCATAAGTACAGTAAGCCGTCTATACTGTTCAATGTCGGTTTTGCGAATTGAGACACGACCGATAGAGAAATAAAAGTCAAGAATACTATTTTGAAAGAATTGAGTATGATCCATGAATGAATAAAAAAAAAGAAAGAAAGAAAGAAAGAAAGTTTAAAATATAATTATGTACAGTAACTATAATTATATTTGTTTTTTCTCATATTTCCTAGTATTTCTTGGTATATTAATTCGTACCCGTTTGGTCATTTTACCTATTTTTTTCATATCTTCTTCAATACTTTTGATACAAGATTTCAATTTATTTTTGTGCAATAGTGTCTCAAAGAACACAAAATATAAATTATTTACAGTATGAAAAATAAATAATGAAGGATCAATATGAATATCGTCAATGACTGGGAATTTCTGTAAATATTGCGATGCAGTATCATTCCCTAAAAACGTTGTTTGCGAAAATCCATTGATTTTCTCGGGTTCAATTGGAATATTGAAAAATAATATTTCTCTGCAAATATATTTGGAATCGTTAGTAGTTTTACTATAAGCCGATGTCATTTTTAACAATCGTTCTTTTCGAATGATATTTGTCTCATCTAAGCGCAGTGTTTTATGTAATATAGACTCAATATTATTCTCCTTATTTATGTACAGTATTGTAAAAGGTATTTTATCCGCATATTCTCTCATAGGATTTTGAGATAATTTTTCAAGTCGTTCTAATTCGGCTATCCAAGACATTATGATTATTATAAAAAAAATGAAAGCTTCTATGAAAAGTAGAAATGAAAAATAAACGATAAGATAACGCAAGTGAACGAAATCATATGTTTTACTTGAGATATACCTCTCAAAGTGACCCACAGACCCACAACAACACACACAAACGGGTTATGATAACTCTGTTGTTGCCAAAGAAAATTGATTCATAATGTTTACATACAGCTTGAAAGTTATATAATATAAATTATTATTATTGAATATTCATTCCATTCCATTCCAATCCAAAATAAATAATATGGAAAATAGAAATAGAAACAACATTTATATTTCAAAAGTACTTTGCATTCCAAGAGTATCTCGTTTTATAACTTCTGGTAGAATACAAGAAGTGATAAAACATACGAAAATCGGAAATATATATGCATACAAGGAAATTCCATTGAAAAATGAAAAAGATTTTAAGCGAGTATTGTTTTCAATAGAATGGAATCAAGAACACGCACAAATAGAAAATATCAAATACAGAATCGAAAATAAAGAGTCATTAAAAATAGTATATGATTTTCCTTGGTATTGGATTGTAGTCACCTCTAAAATACAAAAAATTGATTAACACCCACGTTTCATTCTTTATTACAAT